TGTTTATGATGCTTCAACAGGTGAAATAAGAGATGATAGAAACTATATGTCAATGTTGGAAGACTTCTGGTTACCTCGTAGAGAAGGTGGGAGGGGAACAGAAATTACAACACTACCTGGTGGACAAAACTTAGGAGAGATTGCAGATATAGAATACTTCCAAAGAAAACTATATCGTTCATTAAATATACCAATTAGTAGATTAGAAAGTGGTCAAGGATTTAATCTTGGTCGAGCTGCAGAAATTAGTAGAGATGAAGTTAAGTTTACTAAATTTGTAGGTCGTTTAAGAAAAAAATTCTGTATGTTATTCCACGATCTTTTAAAAACACAATTGATTTTAAAAGGTATCATTGCACCAGAAGAATGGGATACAATGATGGGAGATATTACATATAATTTCTTACAAGATGGTTATTTTGCTGAACTTAAAAATTCAGAAATGCTAAGAGAAAGAATACAATTGGCTCAACAAATTGAACCATACATTGGTAAATATTATTCTAATGAATATGTTAGAACAAAAATATTAAAACAAAATGAACAAGAAATTGAAGAAATTGATAAACAAATTGAAGAAGAAGGTACTCAGGAACCAGAACAATCTGAACAACCTACAAACAATAATAATGAGGAGATAACAAATGAGTAATGAAAACTTAAAAAAATTTGTTAATTCACTTGAAACTGGAGATAACAAACAAGCAGGAGAAGATATTAAAAATGCTCTTGCTGATAAAGTTAGCTCTGCTTTGGACGATGCAAAAATTGATGTGGCTAGATCAATGTTTACAGGAGCAAAAGGTGTAGAAACACCTGAAGCAAATCCTTTTACAGGAAATGACACAGCTGCTGAAACAGAAGCACCAGAGGTAGCAAGTGATGAAAACGCTCAGTAAATTTAAAGAAGAAAATATAACTGAAGCTAACGACTACAAAAGAACTAGACAATATAATAAATTATCACCTAAGATGAAAAAGGCAGTTGATATGGTTTTTTCAACTGCTGATAAATCAGCAGACGTTATAAAAGACTTTGAAAAAAATGTCAATATAGCTGCAAAAAAATTTAATGTAAGTGTAGATGATTTAATGAATTATTTTGATAAAGAAACACTTACAATTTTAAGAAAATAAATCATGTCATATACAGATAACAGATTTATATCAAAAGGCTCTTATGTACAAGGTCTTTTAAATAACAATGATTGTAATAGAGCTCACTTTGTAAGAATAACTGCTACAACTGGAAATACTACAGTTACTTTAAAAGATAAAGACGCTGTTACTATTGGAACAGTTTTAATATATTCAGCTGGTGAAACAATTGTAGTAGAAAAACATCCAAGTCATTTATTAACTACAGATCAATCTGTATATGCAACAGGTGAAACTGATAAATCTATTGCTGGTTCAGGTATTGGAAGTGTTGTAAGTGATGCACCTACATCACTACAAGTTTGGTATGACGGATCTGATTCAACACAATTTATACCAAATAATCCATCAGATGGTGATACATTTACACAATGGACAGATAAATCAAACTTTGCTCATAATGCTAATCCAACTGGTGGTGCAAGTACAAGACCAACATTTAGAACAAATGTACAAAACAGTTTAAGTATAGTTAGATTTGATGGAACAAATGATTGTTTAAGTATTAATCCTGTTGCTTGGACACAAAGTTTATCAGGAATGTCTTTATTAATTGTTTCAAAAGCAACAGTTGCAACTGGAACAAAAACATTGATAACATCTGACCAAGACGATATGGGTATCTATATAAATGGTAGTAATAATTTAGAGGTATCTATGAACGCTGTAACAGGTGCTACAGCAACAGCTGCTGATACTAATTGGCATATTCATAGTTTAAATTTTGATGGATCACAAACAGGTAACGCAGATAGATTAGTTTACAGATTAGATGGTGCAGCTCAAAGTTTAACATTTACTGGTACTGTTGCAGCCACTACAAATGCTTCAAATGGTGATTTTACAGTAGGGTGTGACGCAGCTGCAGAATTTTGGAATGGAGATATTGGTGAAATTATTATGTTTAATAGAACATTAACATCTGGTGAAGTAAGTGGATTAGAAAGTTACCTATCAGATAGATGGGACATAACAATATAAATATTAAAAATTAAGGAGATAAAATGGCATATTCGGGTACATTTATAATAAAAGGCACAGCAGTTGCTGGCACTTTAACAGATAATGCTATTGGAAACGCTCAATTTGTAAGAGTTACAGCTACAGCAGGAACAAATACAATAACTGTAAAAGATGGTGATGGTACAACTTTAGGCACAGTTTATTTACACGCAGCTGGAGATGTTATTACAATTGAAAAGCATCCAAAAGACACTATTACATCAAGTGCAGCTGTAAGTGCAACAGCAGTAGGACCAAGAAGTTAGGTAGTTATGGCAATTACGTCAACAATTACAGTTGACGATAGTTTAAAAACTATAGTCAAAGCTTCTGGTGTAGGAAATGAAACAAAGCAATTATTGTTAGACGCTTCTAAATTATCAGGAGCAACTTCAAGTCCTAATTTATCAATTGCACATTTATATTATGAAATTTTAGGCACAGGAAATTTAACTTTATTTTTTGATGCTGAAACAGACGAAACAATCTCTACAACTTTTAGTGGTAGAGGTAATTATGGGTTAAAAAAAGATGAACCCAAAATTAAACAAGGTGATACAGGTGTTACATTAATTAATCCTACAGGTGATGTTTTATTATCATCTGACAATAATGTAACAAGTTATAATATAATAGTAGAATTTAAAAAAGAAAAAGGTTTTACAAATGGCTGATACAGTTTCTAGTTTAACATTAACAGACACTACTGGTGTTAAGTTTACAGCAAAATTTACAAATTTTTCTGATGGTACTGGCGAAACTTTGGTAAAAAAAGTTGATGCTTCTGAATTAACTTTTATGACTGAAGACGGTAACAGAAAAATTGCAAAGATAAATTGGTCTGTAAATACTGCAAATCCAAAGTCAGGAGTAGAAATTATTTGGGGTGGCGCAACAAATGCTACTGCTTGTTTTTTATCTGGTCAAGGTTATTGGGACCTTAGAACGGACGGAAACGAAATAACAAATAATTCAACTACACCTACAGGAGATGTATTATTTTCAACAAAAAACTTTGCAAATGGCGATAATTATACCATTATTATTGAGTTTAGGTAATAAATTTGTATAAATATTAGAGAGAAATTTAGAGATAGATACAAATGAAACTTATAACCGAAGAAATAGAACAAGCGGAATATATTGTAGAAGACGTCAATGGAAAGAAAAACTATTCCATTAAAGGCATCTTTATGCAATCTGATATAAAAAATAAAAATGGACGTATCTACCCTAAAGAGATACTTCAAAAAGAAGTCGCAAGATATAATAGAGAGTTTATCGAAAAAAATAGAGCATTTGGCGAACTAGGACATCCAGAAGGTCCAACAGTCAATTTAGAAAGAGTATCGCACATGATCAAAGCTCTATCTCCAGAAGGCAATAATTTTATAGGAGAAGCACGAGTTTTAGATACCCCATATGGAAAAATAGTGAAATCATTAATAGACGAGGGCGCAAGACTTGGAGTTTCAAGTAGAGGAATGGGCACACTTGCACACTTAGGTGGTGCTAATGTAGTCAAAGACGATTTTTACCTTGCAACAGCAGCTGATATAGTTGCTGATCCATCAGCACCTGATGCTTTTGTAGAAGGCATTATGGAAGGCAAAGAATGGATTTGGAATAATGGCGTTTTGAGAGAGCAAGAAGTAAACGAATTAAGGTTACAGGCAGAAAGTAAAGAGAGAATGGCAAGAGCAGAAAAAAATGCTAAAGTCTTTGAATCTTTTCTTAAAAAACTGTAATTTTATAAATAATAATTGACACATTCCGTTAGGAGTGGTGTGTTTTATTAATAAAAACAATACAAACCTTATAAGGGAGAAAAAAAAATGGCTGACAAAACTGTGGCAGATTTGCCAAAGAAAAATGCAGCTCCAGCTGAAGCACCTAAATC